TCACTCTTCCCCGGCCGTTTCCGGCTCCGCCCCGCCCACCCCCGCAAGACGCTTTTCCAACACGTCAATCGGGTCGCGGACCGGGCGCGTTGCGCGCAGCAGCGCCCGCTCTTCCGGCGTCAGACCGTAGGCGTCCTCAACCAGGAAAGCCACTTCCTTCTCCAGTTTCAGTTGCTCCGCCAGAAGATGCGAGAAATCCTCGCCCGCCTTCTGGTGAAAATCCTTCAACTTGGTCTCCGCCGCCGGTGCAAGGCGCCGCACGGCGATGCCTTGGACCATGCGGACAAACTCGCCGTCAGAGCGGCGGAACCAGAGCAGGCAGCGTCGGTCCACCCCTTCTACGCCAGCCGTGTCTCGTAGCACCGCCAGGGCATGGTTCTCCCAATCGTGCAACTCGGCTGTCAGTTGGCCCAACCGCTGCGCTCTGCCGATGACCTTTTCGCGTAGGCCGTCCGTGGGCAAGCAAACGCGAAGGTTCTCCATGATGAAGCCCGACGGCGTCAGGGCCTCGTCTTTCATGTGGGGGAGCGTCCGGGTCAGGACCCACCACATCAGCGGCGAGTTCAGAACCGCCAGGAGCGCCAGGTCTTCGGACGGAAGCATGAAGACTTTGTTGTTGGGATACGCGCCACTCTTGTCCAGAGCGAACCAACTGTGAAACTGAATCTCCTGGTACACAATCTTGGGGGATTCCACGACAGCGATATACTCGTCGGAAGGGCTGGCCTGCAACTCGTACCACTTATACTCGCCGGCAGCGCGCCCCGGCCATCGACCATCCTTCGACGTGTTCCAGTCGGCCGGCCGGGGCTCAAGCCGCTTCCTGAACTGTGCGAGGTGCTGTCTGATCGCCGGGTACTGGTCGATTCGCACGCCGCGCCGCGCAACGATCATGTACATGTCGGAAACACGGGGGCGCCACCGGTCAACGTCGCGGCCACGCGAGAGAGGTTTGATGATGTCTGCCGAACGCCCATCCTGTGCGGTAAGCCGTTCCTTGGTCTCGCGGTCGATGAAGAAGGCGTCGTTCAAGCCGGTCACGGTCCCTCGGCTGGGAGGAGCGTCAAGGACCCCTTTGAGTGGCAGACCATTAGCACGGAGTTTCGCAAGCAACATCTGTACTCGGGGATCTTCAAGGCTCCATGCCTCGTCATCCAGGAGCCGCGTTGGCACTTCTTGCCGCCGTGCCATGACGTAGGGGCCGATGGGCTGAATCGGATCATAGTCGTCTCGCGGGAATTGGCAGGTTCGCACCACCTCGCCTTCGGGCAGGGACGACATCGCGGGCAACGGCGCCGGGCGGCGGCTGAAAACCGGCACGCAGGGAAACGTGTCGGCGTCAGGGAAGATGGGCGAGTGACCGAAGTCCACAATGCTCTCCGGCCGTGCGTGGCGCAGAAGATAGTCCCGCAGTTTCCTGCCGTACCCCGCCCGCAGCCACTTGTTGGCCACGATCATCCCCATGAGGCCGTCGGGACGCAGCAGTTCAATCTCCCGTTCCATGAAATAGACGTACAGATCGCAGGTCGCGTCATAGGTGTTGCGGTACGCCGCCTCGAAGAACGCCTTGTCCACTTTCAGCGTTTCCTGGCGTACATAAGGCGGGTTGCCCACAATGGCATCGAAACCCGCGTCGGCAAGGCGGTCGATCTTCTGCTTGGACCCGGCGGTGGGACCGTAGAAGACCTCCGGAAACTCCAGTTCCCAGTGGAAGAACCGCTTGTCATCGGCCGCGGCAAGGGTCCGGGCCACGACCTTCTTGTCCCAATCCGTCAGGCCCTTTGTAGCAGCGGGGTTATTGATCCACCCTTCAACCTCCGGGCTGCGGAGAAACTCAAGCGCCGGGTCAAAGGCCGCGCCGCCGCGCTTGCCCGCCTTCTGCGGCTCATTGCCGAACCAGCGGCTCGCGTACACGTCCAAGATGCGTCTAAAGGGCGCGAGGGCGTCCTGCGCCTTGGCGTACTGGCTGCGCGACTCGCGGACCTGGGCGCTCGTGACGTCCGAGAGTTCCCCCACGTGCCGCATCAGGTCCGTGGCCAGCATGAGGCCCGCGAAGCGGCTGCCCCAGAGCATCGATTCGCCGCCCTCGATGGCCGCCCGGACCTCTTCGACCGTTACGCCGATGAGCGAGTTGCCGCAACGCAGGTGATGGTCGAGGAACGAAAGGGGCGCACCCAAGGTGAAGCAGTCGAGCCACAGGCTGACCTTGGCCAGTTCCACGGCCATCGGGTTTAAGTCCACGCCGTAGGTGCAGCGCTTCAGGACGTGGCGCTTGAGGAGGTTCACATCGGTGAGGCGCTTCGGGTCGATGGCGATGCCCTGTTCGTCCATCTCAGCCAGGATCGTCTCGCGCATCCGCCCCAGGTGCGCAAGGACGGGGTTCCACGGGAAGGCCGCAAGGAACGTCAGCGTGCGGTCGGTGATAAAGTCCACGGCCTCGACGAGGAAGTGGCCGCTGCCCATCGCCGGGTCGAGGACCTTGAGGTCGAAGAGTTTATCGACCACCTCGCGGCCCACGAGGTCCGCCTGGGCATCGGGCTTCGGCCGCATGCCCTGTTTGCGGAACGCCTCCTGCTGCTTGAAGAACGCGGCGCGCTCTTGCTGCGCCTGCCGGAGGAGCGGCCGCACGGCCTCGAACTTCTCTTCCAGGACCGGCCCGACGGTGTGCTCGACGATGTACTTGACGATGGGGTCGGGCGTGTAGTACGAGCCGGTGGCCTTGCGCTCGTGATTGTCGTTTTCAAGGTACGCCTCGCCCTTCTTGACGACGTTGCCGGTGCGTTCGGCGCGGGCCTGCTCGCGCTCATCCAGGTCGGCAAAGGGCACGTACACCTCGCGGCCCTTCTCCTTCGTGACGGCGAGTTTGTGCGGGGCGATGCGGACCTTGAATTCCAGGAGGCCCTCGTAGATCGACCCCAGTTGCCGCACGCCCAGGGACTTGAAGTCGATGAACACAAGGTCGTGGCGCTTGGGGTCCTCATCGCGCACCAGGTGATTGAGGGCGCAGGCAAGGTTGCGGTCAGAGACCTTCGTGGCCGCAAGGAAGCGGGCGGCGCGGGCCTCGGGGCTGTCGTCACCGGCCTGCGGCTGCGTGAGGAAAAGGCCGCCGTTATAGACCGGCACGTTCAGGGCCGGGTCGCCCTGGTCCACCACGGCAAAGAGGTGCGCGAGGCGGTCGTACAGGGCGTAGGAATCGTCGCGGTACGCCTTGCGGAGTGTGCCTTCCACTTTATCGGCGATGGTGCCGGCGGCGTCGGCCATCTCGCGCTTCAGTTTCGTGATGCTGGCCTCGAAGTAGCCGCGCACTTCCTTGGCCGGCAGGAGGTTGCGCGATTCGGCATACAGGAGGAACAGCAGGCGGTACAGAAGCGTGAGCGTGCCCTGGAACACCTCGTCGAGCGCGGCCTGCGAGAGGTCCGCATCCTTGCCGTCGCGCTTGCGGATGGACGCGATGAACCCTTCGGCCAGGTGCGGGAAGACCTGCTTGAAGACCCGTTCCTTCAGGCGCTCGCCCAGTTCCTTGGCGTAGTCCTCGCTCTCGGCCAGCAAGAGGTCGAGGAACGAGAGCGACTGCTCGCGCCCCTCGCGGCTGACGGTAGCGGGCTCCAGCGCCTGCCGCCGGAAGAGGAGCCAGAAGTACCGGAACGACTCGGCCGGGCTGCCCCCTTGCGGCCCGGCGGGCGAGAGGGCCTCTTCCAGGTCAATCTCGTAGTAGTTGGTGGCCCGCGAATGTGCCCGCGCCGAGTAGAGGCGCCAGAGTTTGCCGTTCGTGACCGCGGCCCATTGCGCTTCGCCCTTCTCCAGGGCGCTTACGACGACGGCGCCGGGATTCTCCTCGGGGGTCTCCTTGTCGCGCTCGGGGTCCTTGCCGTCGAGCGACCGGCCCCAGGGGTACGCGAGGCACAGGGCGAGCGGCTGGCCCTTTCCGTCGGGCGGCATGAGGCGGTAGTCGGGTTCCGCGGCAGCGCTGGCCGACTTCTTGCCGGTCTTGGCGGCAAAGCCGAGCGTCTTGAAGACGGGTTCAAGCAGGTCGGCCCGCACGCGCTCTTCGGGCTGGTTGGCCAGCCGCGAGGACGCGCCGCGGTAGAGTTCCTGGAGCGCGGCATAGGCGGGCTTGGGGTCCTCGGCCCACTCCGGGCGATCGCGCAGGCGCTCCAGCAGGTAGTAGTCCGAGAAAAGCGCCCGGTTGTTGAAGAACTCCTCGGACCAGTCGGCTATGGCGTAGGCCGACAGCATCTTGTCGTACTGCGCCAGCGGGTCCGACTCGGTGTACGTGAACCGCCTGATGACCCGCAGTTCCACGCGGCCGGGTTTGCGGCGCTCGACCGTGAGCATGCGCGGCCGGACGCCGACCTGGGCCTGGCCAATCGTCGTGGGGGCCGCCGCAGGCGTGGGCAGGTACTTTTCGACCAGCACGAAATCGAGGCGGTCGTAGTCGCTCGTCAGGACCAGGAGGTAGTTGCCCGCCCGGTTGCGGAAGGCCCGCGCCAAGGCCCGCGTGTGGGTGACGGTGACGCTCGCCAGCTCAAACAGGTAAACCTGGAGCAGGCCTTCTTGGTCGGCGATGAGTTCGACCCGCTTGATCGGCCGCACGGTCCCGTCGGCGGCGATCCCCAGGTTGCCGGGGGTCTGCGGCACGCGCACATCGGTGCGGTAGCCGAGTTTGGCGAAAAACGCGGCGACGGCATCGGCGCCGGCCAGTTGCTGAATCTCGCTCGCCGTGATGTCACAGTCGAACCTCATCATGACCCCCGCCCGACGCCTGCCAAAGGGCGCCGTCGCCGGAGTACCATACTACAGATTGACGTTGGCTGCAACCATCTTGCCGGCGCGGGTGTCATCGCGTGAGGAAGTGGAGGCACTTGCGCCCGGCACAGATAGTGTCTGCGCCGTGGGAGCGCAAGCGGAACCGGGGAGGCGGCAGGCCGACAGGCGTACCTTCAGATTTCACCGACCGCGAGTTCGTCCGGCGAGACGATGCGCATGCGGCCCTTGCCGGAGGGGACGAGGACGAGTTCGGTGCGGCGGCCGATGACGCTGCCAGCGCCAAGCATGGGTCAGGCTGAGAACCGCAGGAACACCGCCGGGAACGAACCCCACATCTCAGTGGGTGTCCCGAACACGCTCGACGAGGCTTTGATTCATGCTGCCTTATATTCCCAGTCGAACTCGACCATGAGCGAGACGTTCCGGATGTAGGCCCGGCTGGCGTAGTAAGAAGTGGCGCCAACCCCAGGATCGGCCCAGACCGGCGTGTCCTCGGTTGGAGCAAAGCTCATCTTGAATTCGAGCTCCAACGGGTTCTGCGGGTTGATGGTCAAACCAGTGGTGTCTATCTTGACGCCCACCCAGTCCGAGACTCCCGCGATCGCGCAAAACTCCCCCAAGAACTGCCCTTGCAGCCACACCTGGAAATAAAGATCCTCGACGAGGTTGAAAGGTGGGCCGTCGCCCACGACCGATCCGCGATACTGAAAGTACAAGAGATACCGCGTCGCCAGAAGTGGCGACGCATCGGCGTGCTTCGCGTTGGCTAGGCCGGAGGTGTCGAGATGTACCTTGAGCGACGGGATGGCCGACCCCTGGAACGCCTTGTAGCCGTCCGCTCTGTGAATGCCCGTCCCGTACTTGCCGACGCCCATCCTGTCGTGCCACGTCCAGCCGGTCTCATACGCCCACTCCGCCGCCCGAACAGTCGCCCACGCGCCGGGACCGTAGGTGCCGTGACCCCACACACAATCGTAGCACGACCAGACTCCGGTGTTGTCCAGGAGTACCAGCAGGGTGACGAGGTTCAACGTGCTGTAGAAGTCACTCAGGTATTGACCCCACACGAGATCTCTGCCCAGGGCCAGTGGGCTTGACCAATCGGGATCGATGTGGAAGAGAGTGCGGTGCCAGGTCAGCCAGGGTGAGCCGAACGCGGCCTCGAAGATGTTCGCGGTGTTCTTGTGCGTGTCAGGGCCAGATGCCCCGGCGTACTTCAGGCGGTCGCAGATGTAGTAATCACCGGTCCATCCGGCGGTTGCCGCCTCCACGGCCCAGTGAACGGGTCGCAAGGCGCTTCCTTGGATGATCTCCATAAAGTTGTACTGGAAGCCCGCAACACCCGCCAGGTCGCCGCGATCAAGCGGCGCGGGGGCCGGGTAGTGGACGGGGGGAAAGTCGTATATCCAACTGTTGACCGCGCTTGTGCGCTCGTACAGAGCCTCGTAGATTTCGGTGCAGAGCGGGACGGTCGTACACATCCGCTCGCCGCTTTCGAGCCGCGGGATAAGGTCCCATCCGCTCATGTCAGAAGCACCGCCGTCTGCGTGGCCCCGTCGAGGCCCGCGTGTTCCACGAGGTAGCCGTCGAAGTACGTGCCGGTCGCCGCGCCGGGCACCTGTTCATCGGACCGGGCTGGAATCCAGGCGATCACGTCGGCCGCCGCGATGTCCCGGTAGCCAACGTGGGCGACGCCCGGATTGGCCGTCGCCTTGATGTAGAGTTCTTTTGTTGCGTCCACGCCGCCGCCTGCCAGCGTGCAGGGATTCACGACAAGGTGGCTGATGAACTCCCCGGCCGTGGCGAAACCGGTCCACGCCGTATTCGTGGTGTTCCGCAGGCCCCCGGAGATGACCTTCCCGCCAACGATAGGTGGGCTGTCCAGAGGGAAATGGACGTAGGCCCACCTCTCGCCCGTACCCGCCTGCTTCCAGAGAATCCGGGCGGCGCCCCGCAAGTCGCTCTTCAGGCGGATGCAGACATGGGCCGTGTCGTCCTCGATGTCGGCATAGGTGTCGCCTTCGTCGACGACGTTGACCAGGATCGGCGTGGCGCCCGCCATTCTTGCGTACCCGTAGTCGCCGTTGGCAATCGGCTCGACGACCACCACGAACAGGCCGCGATGGGCAGCCGTGGGCTTCACCCCCGTCAGCGCCGAATTCGAGTGGAAGGCGTCCAGGTCGTCGTCGGCGTCGAAGACAAGCCCCGAGATGCCCAGTACCCCGTAGCGTTCCAGGTCTTCGCCGCTGCCGTTCTGCACGAGCACCAGGCCCGCGCGATCGACCGGCATCGGTTCGCCGCTGGGCACCGCCACCTGGCCCCTCGCGAGGTCCATCAGGGCGTTCCAGGTCCGCGCCTGCGGCCTGAACCGCTCTCCGGCCGTCACCGCCTTGAAAGGATCGCCCGGCACCTTCCCACCCTCCACTACAGCGGCTCGTCCCCGATGCCCAACTCAGTAAAATCACTGCGCTTGAACACCCGCTCGATGTGCAGCAGAATGGCCTGCGGCACGAGCATCTTCGCTGTGCCGTGCGGCTTCGGTCTGTACTCAAGCCACAGGTAGTCCCATCCGTCCTTGGACGGCACGTCAATCTCTCCGATGGTGAAGTTCTTGCGGTTCGGCCGGGCCGTGAAACTGAACGTCAACTCGCAATCCTCGCCGCCGCGCTCCGAGCCTGAGACCCCCTCGAACTTCACCTCGCCCGCCAGGAACCCCCGGAAGGCGTACTTGTTCACCGGCGCGCAGCGGACAGCGTAGAGCTTCCCCTTGTACGGCGTGGTCACCAGCGACTTGGCGAGGTAATGCGTCTCGCTCCATTTGAAGATGGGGTCATCGACATCGACCCCTTCCAGTTCCTCGCCGTTCCACCCGATGAGGCCCGCGTGGCTGACGATAGTTTTGCCTGGCAAGGCGTGGTCGCAGATGTGGTCGACGGCCTCGACCGCCGTGATATGCACCGAGCCGCCGGACGTGATGTCGAAGTTGTACCGCGAGTCGCCGGTCTTGGGCGGCTTGTTGCTCGTGCGGCCGTAGCTGACCTGGCCCCGCCACATCGAATGGTCGGGGTCATCGTCGGAGACCGCCAGGGGATCGACCTTCCAGGTCTTCCGCACCAGGTCCGCGACGGTCGCCGGGGCGGCGGCAAGGAGCGCGGTCAGGGCGTCCGACTCGCTGGCCGTGCCCACGATGACGTAGGTGCGCTGGGACGCCGGCGCGTCGCCGTCCGCGAGCGGCCTCGACTCATAGTCCTCGTTCACGGTGATCACGAGAAGCTCACTCCCCACTGGGCGGCCAGGTCCGCGATCTTCTTCGTGTTCTTGGCCGTCTCGTCGATGCCCTTGGCCATGCGGTCCATCGGCCCGATGCCCATCCGGCCCGCCGCGAAGGCGCTGAACGTGCCCTGGACGCCGACGGTCTGGGCCACCGCGTCGGGCATGTCCTTGGCGGCGTCCTCGAGCGCCTTTCGCAGCTGAAACCTGTACGTTTTCTCGTCGATGAATTCACCCGCCAGGGCCGACACGAGTTCCTCTTCCCGCTGCTCGAACCGCTCTTTTGGCGTGAGGGCTTCATCCTTCATCTTGCGGCCCTCGTCCACCGCCCGCTTGAGCCGATTCATCTCTGCGTCGAAGTCGTCCTGGTCGAGCTTCTCGCGGAACTTCGCGGCCTCCGTGGCGTCGTGCTCCGCCTTCTTGCGGTCCTCCTCGGCCTTCTTCTGGTCCTTGGTGGTCTTGATGACAGCGAGCTTCCAGCTGAGGAGTGACTGGGCGGCATCTGCCGAGAGATTCATGTTCCGAATTTCATAGGCGGCGTACTCCTCCTCGGTCATGGCCAGCTTGGAGTACGCGTCCTGAGCGCTGCGCAGAAGGTCGTTCTCGCGCTCGCGGGCCTGGGCCCGCTTCTGAGCGGCGTCCTTCTCCTCGCCGGCTCCGATGGTCTTCAGGCGCAGGGCCATGACCTGCTGAGCCTGGTCGGCCGTCAGGTTAAGTTCGGCTACCTCGGCAGCCGCCAACTCGCGCGTCGACAGGGTCGCCCGCTTGGCCGCCTTGTCGGCCTCGTTGAACGCCTTGAGGAATCGCGAGAACTGCGCGCCGCTCTCCTTGCGGTCCCTATCGGCCTTCGCCTTGGCCCCGGCGTCGTAGACGTCCTCGGGGCTCAGGCCCTTGATGCGGTTGACGATGGCGGCGAACGCGGCATCGACCGGACCGGACAACTCCTTGACGATTTCGCCCAGGCCGAATGGCAACTCCTCGGCGGCCTTCCGCATGCCCTCCCAGTCGCCGCGGGCCATCGCCGAGAAGATGGCCACATCCTTCATGCCGACCTTCATGGACATGACGGCGGTGGCCAGTTTCAGGCCGGTGTCGAAGAGTTGCGTCCCGCGGAAGCCGCCCGTGAGAAAGCCCTTGCCCTCGCCGCCGAGCAGCTGCTTCTCGGTGCCCTTGGTCATGGGCGTCAGGGACTCGTTCTCGCGGACCCACTGTTTGAGGCGGGCCTGCGACCGCTGGAGCGCCTGGACGAAGCGGGCATCATTCGCCGAGATCTCGACGAACGCGCCGCCCGCACGGATGTCGCCTGCTCCCATCGCCTGCTCCTCGCCACGGCGAGTCTTCGACTATGCCACCTCGGCTACCTCGCCCCGCACAGACCACGCCCAGAGTTTCGGCAACTGCTGCGATATCGACGCCAGGGCCGGCCGCATGTACGGCCGCGGCGGATAGGTGGTGATCTTCCACATCGGCCCGTAGAGCAGCTCATTCAGGTGGTTGGCCCGGGCCACCTGCGCCCCGGTCATCAGCCGCGTGTAGACAGGCAGGCCGTCCTGGATGCGGATTTCGCCGACGCCGCACAGTCGATGCCTGCGCCGCCGGGGATTGCGGACCCGCGCCCGCCCGCCGAACTCGTGCAGCGCCGGGACGTTCGTGTCCATGCGCGGGGCACGGTTCGGCCCGATGACCACGGTCTGCCGGCCGGGGTCGAAGCCGTAGAACACGCCCAGGGCGCTGCCGCCCCCGCCCCGAAGCCACGGGTGCGGCCGGACGGCGTGGGGCGGCGTGCCCGGCGCCGACGGCGCCTTCCAGAAGGCGAGAGATTCCTTCCAGCGCGTCCGCTTGCCCGTCACGACCTGGCGGTAGTTCTCTCGCGGCGAGTTGACGTAGGTCATGCTCTGGCGGGCCTTCATGCGGACGAGGGCCCCGGCGTGGCCCAAGGCCCGGTGCGTGTTCTTCGCCATCAACCGCTCGATGAACGGCCTGTCGAAGAACCACGACGCCTTGACGGTGAACGACATTTGGGGCATGGGCATGGGGCGACTCCCCCTTCTACCACAGCATGTTAAAGACTTCCATGCTTCAACTCCTTGGCGTTGTCCACGAAGACCTCTTTGAGAACGTGCAGGTTCTCGACCGTGAGCGGGATGCCGTGGCGCACGGGCTTCTGGTACGGATTGAAGTCCGACGGCTCGAACCACGGCGCCCGGCGGCTCGGGCGCTGGCTGTTCCAGATGCCCGCCAAGAGGTGCGCCGCCATGTTCCAGTCGGCCCGGCTGCGGCCGTCGGCCATGTCGGCCAGTTCCCGCAAGGTCAGGGGGCCGGGGGCGACGCCGACGATTCCGGCGAGCCGCCAGACCCATCGCCAGACACCGGCGGCGTCGAGACGACGGCCGCCAGCATCTCCCGGTCCGCCTTCACCCGCATCATCACCTTCTCGGCCGCCGTCATCATCTTCGCCACCAGCGTGGTCCGCTGATGGCGCGGGAAAAAATGGACGAGTTCGTCCTGCAAGGCCTCCAAGGCGTCGGCCAGCGGCTCGCCGAACATCGCCTTGCCGAAGTCCTCGTCGGTGACCTTCGCCGCGTCCGCCTGCGGCTTGGCGAGCGCGTAGACCGTGTTGGCGACGAGCACCGGGTCGTTGACCATCCGCTCCCACAGGTCGCCCGTGACGCACTCCACCAGGTCGACCTTCAGAAGCGAGCGCACCCGCTTGATGGAATCCACCGTGAGCGTGATAACCCACTCGCGGCCCGAGTTGTCCTTGAATACCGCCATGCGTTCCTTTCGCCCCCAGACGCGCCACGTTCGCCCACGTCGCGTCTGGCGGCCGTTTTGGCATCCCTGGCCGCAGATGCTGCCAGCTACGCCCCGTGCGAATCCTGTCCGTGGTTGCGGAGGCCCGCCACCGGCCAACTCCGCCCGCCGCGGCGGGTTACCCTGCCACGATGACCACGTCGAGCGCCTGGACGAGCGTGCCCGCCAGGTCGATGTTCTTGTGGGTGCCATCGACGTCGGGCGTCTTGTCGTTGCCGTAGGCCACGATCTCCATGCCCGGCTCGAGGATGAACGACCACGCGGCGCCGCCCAGGAGATACCCGCTGGTGGCGCCGAACTTGACGGTGATGGTGTTCGCGTTGGTCGACGGGTTGCGGAACTTCACCGCCTGGACCTTCAGGCCGGACAGGTCCACCGCCGCCCCGTTGGTGCCCGTGAGGGCCGTGAGGTCGAGGGTGCCGACTCCGGCCGCGAGGGCCTTCTGAGTCACGACCACCTTGGTCACCGGGACGGTGGAGGTGCCCGTCAGACTGGTGTTGGCGTTGAACTTGTCGTGGATGATGCGGGCGTTCACTTCCTCAGCGCCCGGCACGTTCACGCCCAGGGTCTCGACGACGGTCAACTTCGTCACGTAAGTCAGCGCTACACTGGCGGCCATGACATTCTCCTGTATTCACGGGGTTCCATGCGTCCTAGACGACCTTCCAGACCGGCGGGTTGTCCGAATACGTGGGCTTCAGCGTGACGCTGACGACCACGTTGCCGTCGAGCGGTTCCTTGCGGTCGAACTTCATGACCTCGCAGTCGGCCCACAGGCCCTCGCTCAGCGCGTCGTCGATGTCGCCGTCCATGCAGGCGATGCCGAGGAGGGTGCCGTTGACGAACGAGGCGCGCAGGGCGGCGAACGCGGCGTCGGACGTGTCCCAGAGGTACTCGAACTCGATCTGGGCGTCCTTCAGGTGGCCCTTCGTGATGACCCACTTGCCCGCGCCACGGTGGGAGGCGTCGGCCTCCTTCTTCGTGAGCGTCAGGGTCGCATCGCGGGCCTTGGTCATCTCAGTCCACGACGGCGTGCCGCCGATGCCCGCCACGCAGAAGTACAACTTCGAGTCGCTGCCGGCTTTGAGTCCCATGACGTATCTCCTTCGGGTGCGCCCCGCCCGTTAGGCGGGCAGGTCTTCCACGGTTTCGCCCACGGCCGCCAGCATGGCCGTGGCCTTGTTATAGAAGGCCACCAGTTCGGCCGCGTCGGCGGCCCCCAGCGCGGCGGCAACCGGCATTTTCCCGGCCTTCTTGACCTCGAGCCGAATGTTGCCGAGGTCCATTCGAGTCGCGGCCACCAGGCGCGCGACCTGCATCCTTATGGCCGCCGCCGCGGCCTCCGCCAGAGTTCCGGGTCTCGCAATCAGTGTCATTTCACCGCTCCTTTCGTCACGTCTTGATGATCTTCCGCACTACGAGCGACGGCTGCATCAGGGATATCGCAGCACCACTGCCGATGCTGCCGGTGCTTGAGCCTTGCGACATGGACTCATAGACAGCCCCAGATGCCATATCTCCCGTCGGGCTGCTGCCACTAGACGTCAACACAGTGCTACGCACATCCTGACTGTGCGCGTGTGCGGGTAACTGGTCCTCGGCCAGCACGGCGGTCTCCGCACCGACTTTTTGTCCCGCCGCCTTCATCGTCTCGTCGGTTGTCTTGCGGCCGATGACGACGCGCTGGCTTAGGTCCGGGACGTTGAACGTCGTCGAGCCGTTGCCGTTGCCGTGCGGGAAGAACGTCAGCGACTTGACCCCCGACACGGTAGGCGTGTGGCTGAGGGTCACCTGGGTGTCGCTGTCCACACTCGTAATCCATCCAGGTACGTGGATGCCCTCGCCCTCGACGTACATGCCGGGGAAGAGGTCCGCCGTCGAGGCGAGGCCCGTTACGACCAGGGAGTCAACGGTCAGCGTGCCGTTCAGCACCGTAGTCAACGCCGCCAGCAACCGCGCGTAGGTCGCGCGGCTGACGGCCTGCCCGAGGCACTCCAGCCAACCCGCCGGGACGGTCAGGCCCGCGAAGTCGAGCACGGTGCCGACCGGCATGCCTAACGTGCGGTAGGGCATTACCAGGTCCCTCCCACGATAGTCACGACGTCGCCGGGCGTGCCCTTGATCTGAAAGTCCTTCAGGTCCACGCCCCTGAACTCGTGCCACTCGCCGGCCACCCACGGCACGTCCGAGCCGTCGTCGCCCTTGAAGTTCACGCTGCCGGCGTTGCCTGGCGCGCAGGAGATCGTCACCGTGCCAACCGGCGTGCTTTGAGAAACGAGGTTCGTGTATGACGCCTGGACCACGACCTTGCGCATGATGACGCCGTTCATCTCGGCCTCCTTACCTCGCCGCGCGGAACACGAGCGACAGCACGCTCGTAAACGTCCGCAGGGTGTCCATGTGTTCGGGCGCGTAGACGGGCACGTTCGCCATGCGGACGAGAATGGCGCCCGGTAGCCGACGCCCGCCGCCGAAGTAAAGCTCAATCTCCTCCACGAGGGCCATCAGCGGGTCCAGCGCGGCGTTGTCGGCCTCCTCGTAGGCCTGCTGGACCGCGACATCGACCGTCACGTCATACTGCCACTGGTGGCGGTCCAGGCGCTCGGTCGTCTTGCTCGCGGGCACCACCGTGACGTGGAGCGTCTTCATCTCCTCGCGCGGGTACTGCGGGTCGTAGGCCCGGACGGCCGTGAACGGAAGACTGAACACGCCGGGCGTGTTCAACGCCGCCACCACCGCGTCCGCGATTTCAACGCAGGCCGATGCCATGTCATCCCTTCTCCGTGTCCACTTGGGCGGTGTGCGCCCGCCACGTCAGTTTGTGGCCGTCGCCGTACACGACCGGCGGTTCCTTGCCGGCGCCCATGACCTCGTGGACATGGACCACGTCGGCCACCGTTTCCCGAATCTGGTCGCCAGCCTGGGGCTTGACGCGTTCGCCGCCCAGCACCAGGTCGGCGACCGGGATGATGAAGTCCCGCCGTTCGACCACGATGGTAGTGCCCTTACCGTCATCGACCTCGATGAGGGACTTGCCGACCGAAACGTCGAGGGCCACCGAAGCGTCGCCGCGGGTGTACGTGACGCGCGTGGCGGTGTGCGCCTTCCGCATGCCGCGCATCCACTCGGCCCCTTGTCGGATGATGTTGGCCACGACAAACGTCCTTCCCTGCGACTGCTACGCGAGGGCGGCCCCGTCGTTCGACACAACGGACCACCGCTTGTTCGCGCCGTTGGCCTTGCCCATGAGGAGGACGGCGTCTCCCGCGTCGTTCAGCGTGATCGTCGTGTTGCCCGTCTGGTTGATGGTCGTGGCGCACGTGATGACGCAGTCGCCGCCGTCCGTCTTCATGCTGATTTCGAGCAACTGCCCAATGTAGGTCGGGGCCGCGAGGGTCCGCGTCTGGGCGCCGGTGGTCACGATGTCCACGCTCCCCGAGTCGGTCACCGGAATCGCGCCCGCGTTGCCGGGGTCGGCGATGACATTGGTCAGCGGCTGCTGGATGGTATTCGTGACGGCCGCCACACCCACCACGGCGATCCTGACCGTCTCGTCGGCCGCCAGCGTCGCGCCGATGCCGAAACCGAGGAACGTGTTGCCCGCCGACGTGGCGGTCGCCGCGCCGGTCCCGGCCACGCCACCCTGGGGATTGCCGTCCGCGTCCCAGTACAGGGCCGCGCCGTCGTTCGTCACGCCGTTGACCTTCACGACGTCGAAGATGCCGCCGATGTCGAGGGCGCCGAGTTTGCCGTCCTTGATCAGGACGGGGGCGATGCCGATGTGCGCGCCGACGACCACCACCTGTCCCGCCACCACGTCCGCGCCCGAAGGCGTGTGGTCTCTTGCTTTGCCTTCGGCGACCCGTCGAGCCTGAAAGTCCTGAGCCATGACCTTCTCCTTGCGTTAGAGTTCTCTAGTCTGTTCACTGGCGGGGCAGCGACGACCGCCGCCCCGCGCTGCCGGGTTCACGTCTGGGGCTTACGCCTCGCCCTTCATCTTCACCGCGCCGCGCCAGTCCTGCATTCCGACGCCGAAGTCCAGGTAGCCCCGGAAGTCGATGCCCAGGCGGTCCATCGTGGTCTGGGCGCTCTCGACCGTCGGCTCCTGGACGCCGTTCAGGAAGCACACCTCGACGACCGGCAGGACGTTCGGGTCGGCGAACAGATACCACGCCTTCTGGCTGTAGCCGGTGAACAAAGCGTTCCCCAGGTACGCCGAACAGACCGGCGTGAACTTCCCGGCGTGCGGGTTGTCCTGGCCGGTCGGGCTGCCCGCCGTGGCGGCCTCGTTCAGCTTGAGGCTCTGCATCAGGATCGTGCCGAGGGTCTTCAGTGCCGTCGGCACGAGGAGCACCTTGGGCGACAGGCCCAAGGGACGCTTGTTCGGCTTCGTCTGGTCGAGGAACGTCTGCTCGGCCTGCGTCAAGGCCGTCACGCTCAGGGCCGTCCCGGCGCCGACGGCGTAGTTGGCGTGCCCCGCCACGAAGAACGAGCCGGGGTTCGCCAGGAGGGTCGTCCAGACCTCGTGGTTGACCGTCTCGCCGCCCGCCATGCCGATCATGCGCGGCAGAGCCATGAAGGCGCCCATGTCGTCGTTGATGACGTCCTTGCGGGTGAGCGCGAAGAGGATGCCCTGCGTGTCGGCCTGGCTCGTGAACGACTGGTCGCCGAGGGTCCCGTGCTTCAGTTCCCCGTCGGCCCCGACCTTCTGGAACTTGAGGTCGCCCGTGAGCCGATACCGGTTGTGGACCTTGAAGTCGTTGACGCTGGCGATGGCGCAGATGGAACGCCACGCCTGCTCGACGTAGTTGTACCCTTCGAGCAGCGCCTTATTGGCCACGTCGGCCAGGATGCCCGGCACGCTCATCGTCGAGAACGCCGCTTGGATGAACTCCGTGCCCTGGCCCGAGAACAGGGGCAGGTCGCGGCCGTCCAGCGCGGCGCAGAGGCGCAGAAAATCCTTCATCCCCATGCCGCGCATCTTGTGGGCCCGCTCGAGCGCCGGCTCGCCGTAGGAGGCGAGCATCGCCTTTTCCGGGATCTTCGCGGCGAAGGCGGCCGTGGCCAGAAGCACCTTCCGTTCGGGGGCGTACCCGCCGACGGTAATGACCGACAGCACCTTCGGCCGCTCGGTCCGCAGCACCTCCAACTCAGCCCTGGCGGCGTCCCATCCCTCTTCGAGGGCCTTCGCCTCGATGTCGGGATGCTTGCCGTCGCAGGCCTTGCGGACGGCCGCGACGCGCTTCGCCTCGGCGGTCGCCTGGGCGCGGATGTCGGCGACGGCCTTCGCCGCCTCCTCGGCGGTCGCCCGGACCGGCGTCTGCTTGCCGATGGCGGCCTCGTAGGCCGCCTTGAGCGTGACCGTCTGCTTCTCGCTCAGGTCGCCGGCCTTGAAGCCCTGCGCCGCAAGCCACTTCTCGAATTCTTCCATGTTCACTTCTCCTTGACTGGCGGCCGTGGCCGCAACCTGGACCGATGTGTTCTCGTCAGCACCGATGGCGACGAAACTGGTTTCACGAAGCCGGCCTTTGCGGACCACCATGCAAGGGCCGACGATCTCCTGGCCGTTGACGCGGACCCTGGCGTCCTCGCCGACGGCCTCCACCTTCTGGACCGCCACGCCGACCGACGCCTGGAGGGCCATGCCGTCCTTCGCCAGGCCGATGATGAGGCGCCCCGCATCCGTGGCGCGGGTCAGCGTGCCGTCGATCAGCAACTGCTGGTTCTGGACCCGCGGCACGCCCTCGCCCGCCCGCGCGGACACGAGGTTGGCGTGGTCCACCAGCATCGGCATGCGGGCCGAGAGCGCAAGACCCGCCAGGTCGACGGCAACCGGCCGGGGCCACCCGGCGAGCTGCATCAGGCCCCCCGTGTAGGCGACCATGCTGAAGTGCGGCGGCGCGTCCGGGCTGTCGGCGGCCGCGGCCTGGACCTGGACCTCGACGCCGCCCATCACCAGGTCGCTCGGAGTCCCGGCGGCCCACAGCATCGACTTACGCTTGCTCGACATTTCTAGTCCTCCTCCGGTCGCCGCGGCGACCCAGCACCGACGCAGCCGGCCGCGTCACCCTCTTCGCCAGCCCACGGCGGTTCCGGCACCTCATCGCCCGCGTCTTCTGGCGGCTTCTCGTCCTTCGGCGGCGTGGCATCCGGGCCACCGCCGGGCGGCGTGGCGTCCGGCTTCGTCGGGACCGGCGCCAGGCCGAGCTGCTTCACCAGGGCGACCTCGCGGGCCCGCTGGCGAATCTGGATCTCCCAGTCCTGCCCCTTGCGGCCGTAGATGTCAGCCAGCGTGGTCGTGTTGTCCTGGAGACGCGTCTGGTCGGCCGACGCCTCCTTGGTGGGGTCGACGTGTTCCGGCCCATCCCAGAACCACTGGTGAGTGACCTCGGCCTGCGTCGCCGCCCCGGCGGGCAGCAGGCCCACCAGCAGCGCCTCCTCGAACCAGGCCTCCAGCAGACGGTCGAGGATGACGCGGCCAAACTCGGACTGGTCGAGCCGAACCTGTTTGAAGTAGACTTGGTGGTCGAGGCGGCCAGAGGCGTAGTTGTAGCCCGACGAGTTGCCGGCGGCGACGTTGAACGGGATGTTCAGGCACCGGGCGATCTCGTTCAGGATTTCCTTCTTGAACTCCGCGTAGGTCGTGGTCGGCTGCTCGGCCTTCACCTGGCCTAGTTGCCACCCTTCGGGCAGCGTCGTCGCCATCCGACGCTCCAACTCGAAGGTGTCCATCGGCTCTATTGGGTAGGCCTCGCCGTCCGGCGGCGCGTTGGTCTGGATGACCAGGGCGTTGTCGGCCGCCGTCTCGGCGGCGTCCAGGACCGCCTGCGTGTACCGCCTGAGTTGGGCGAACAGCGACAGGGCCGGGGTGATCTCCGGCACGCCGCGATGCTGGCCGGGCCGGTCGCAGCGGAAGGTGTGAATCATGGCGTCGGGCGGCACGCGCTCATAGGCCAGCGGCGTGCCGCGCATGTTCGTGGCGCCGGGGTGGTACTTCAGGACGTGGTACTCGCTGGGGTTGCCGTAATCGTCCAGCACGATGCCGTCGACCGGGTTCACGATCCAGCCCGGCAGGAGCACGGTGGGCGTCGCCACCTGGTCGGCTTCGATAAGACGCAGGTCCAGCTTCACCGGCCCGCGCACAACCGGGTTGGTAACCAGCAGGGCGAACGCCTCGCCGTCCTGAACGCGGGCCATCCGCATCGTGCGCAGCTTGCTCGCCAGGTCGATATCCCTGGCCCACCGCGAGAACGCCCGTTCGACCGCCTGGTTGACCGCCGGGTCGCGGGCGATCATCTGGAGCCTCGGCCCCGTCCCGACCACGTCGTTGGCCAGCGTCAGGACGATGCCCTTGGCGTAACTGTTGTTGGCGACCTCGTAGCGGGCCCGGCAGCGAAGGGCCCGGCGGACTTCGGGCGAGTTGGCGGCGTCGGCGGCCAGGAAATCGGCGTTCGCCCAGTGCCGCTCGTTGTCGCTGGTGGTCTGGGCGGCGTCGTACCGGCCCCGCACGACGCGGGCGGGCCGCACCAGGAC